GCACAATGTGTGCACTGGGTACACCGCGGATGGTCGCATCAAGTACCGTACTGATGGGGGACGCATGAGTGGTGATATGAACACGTCGCTTGGGAATTGTATCCTGATGTGTTTGATGATTCACGCTTATGTCGCGCATTGTGGTATCCGAATCCGGTTAGCAAATAATGGCGATGATTGTGTCATTTTCATGGAGCGTGGTGATTTGGCTGCCTTTATGCAAGGACTTGATGTGTGGTTCACAGACATGGGCTTTTCCATGGTTGCTGAGGAACCATGCTTCACTTTTGAGCAGCTGGAGTTTTGTCAAACTCATCCCGTCTATGTTGGCCCATCACATGATGACTACCTTATGGTTAGGCATCCGAAGTGGGCCATTGCTAAGGATACTATGTGCGTGCACGGCTACGACAACGCCAGGATGTTCCGCGGGTGGTTACACGCGGTTGGCACCGGCGGTTTGGCTATGACTGGTCGGGTTCCGGTCTTCCAGGATTTTTATCGAACTTATGTTCGATATGGTCAGCTGGTTCGAACGGTTACTGATGGCCAGTCGTGGGGCGTACGGCAGTTAGCGAAGGGCATGGATCGTGGGTATGGGCCGGTTTCGGCCCATACCCGCGCCAGTTTTTACTGGGCCTTCGGCGTCACCCCTGACGAACAGTTGGTTTTAGAGGATTTTTACGGCAGCAGGGTTATCCGGTCAGATCTAGGGGAGATCTTCCAGTACCAGAAAGCCATGCCGCTGTGACGGGTAGCTCCGTTAAGCATGGGGTTGTGTATGTTAAATGGCCCAAAACGTTTCAGTTTTGACTGAGTAAATATTTACGTGCTATCCAGAATGCCGAACGACTGCACGGCGCCGGCCTCTTTGAGGTCATACACAATGAACAGTCTCTGTTGAGGTCAGGGATCCCATACAACCTTATGTGTTGCCATCTTACCATTCCAACTATTATAACTTCTTTATTTTCAACAATCCGAAAGATATGGCGCGGAAGAGTCGTTCTTCCCGTCGCAACGCATCGCAAAAGCTTGTTGTGTCAGGAACCAAGCTTGGTAGCCGTCGACGTAGTCGCTCGACGGGACGCCAGGTTGGATTTACTCCGGTGAATACACCAAGGTCTGGTTCCGCCGTTGCCAATGGTTTATTTCGCCCAACGCGAAATTTCCAGAAGGAAATGGGCGGTGCTATCCTTAATCCCGGATTTCCTGGCAGGAGCGCTAGGAAACGTGGTTCTCGTGGTGTTACGACTAGCCTTCCCCATGTCGTGGCGTCGTATATCGACCCATTCGATGAGGAGGCTGGCGGTTGCCGTTATCCTGATGTTTTTCAAGGGATAACGGATACGACCACTCAAACGTACATCAATTCGATAACCACTGCTCCCCCAACTGGGACGTTCACTGATCTCAATATGGTTAGTGTCGTTCCAAACTTGGGTCAAGCTTTGTTCATGGTCACACCGGACCCTTCGAACATTTTGGTTCAAGGCGTCTGTGGTACCTCCAGCACTGGTATCCTGCAGGGACAGCCCAATACATTTTTCTGGCCGAATGGAC